CATGCGTATAATAGAATGAAAAACGAAACTAGGATTAATGGATTTGTTAAGTTCCATAAAATAGTGAAGGCTTATGCTGTAGCAGCTAATGAGCTATTTCCTTTAAGTAAAGCTGTTCAAACTTTACATTATATATTGAAACAATCTAATTATGAACCGTTTCAAGAGCATTCAGATAGGTCAGTTTTCATGATTGGAAATATGATCAATCTAGCTACACCTACTAGGTGTTTAGCGTGTATGAATTGCGCTGAAATGGTGTTCTCAATTAGACGTTTATCATATATAACTGATGAGCAGAAAGATTATATTGAAGATGTTTTAGTAGCTATTATGGACTACATCCTGTTAGATCCCTGGATTAACGCGAAAAATATTAAAAAGATGGTTGGATTAGTTAAAAATGCTTCTTTTGAATTATCGACTGAAGGAGTTAGATTGGTACGTGTTGGTGATGCTTCATTATCCTTTAGATATGAACCAGTTTTTGCTAAGAATGGTAGTTATTTTTATTATTCAAACGAAGCTGATATCATCCAAGACTTAAAAGATTTAGGTGGTGTTCATCCTATTATCGAAGATGCTTATCGTTTCCTTTTATCCGCTAAAGTTGAGCCTTTTTCTCTAACGTTATATAAGTACTTGAAATTTCCAGACGCTTTACTCGGCTTTAATCGTTCCCATACTCAGCAATCTTTAGCTGAAACAGTTATTAAGGGAGAAGCTAAACCTGAATTTTCCGTTATCAATACCTTCAATTATGATAATATTTATAATATAACCTATAACTTCCTTAGCATGGGTCACTCTGATCAAAGAATTAGAGAACGCTTATTTCCAAATGAATTAAGACATAGAATGCAGATGTTATCGGAGGTTAAAACTACATCATCAGGTGTTGATTTAAAAGGAGTGAATAGTACAATTAAATTCAAATCTGGAATAATGCAGGACATTACAAATGCAAAAGTCGATAGATCAGCAATAACTCGAATGCATAAAAGTAAGAGACGCCGTAATGATACTATTAGTATTAAAACAAAAGCATTATTTGCATCCGTTTTCTTACCTCAAGTTAATTATAAAACGTATATGGCTGCTTTGACCGATGGACTCCCTGATAATGAACTACTATCACTAAGAGCCTTCAATACAAATGATATTCTGGGAATGGGTCCTGGTAAAGTAGGTTCTCGATCAGTAAAAGGAGCGAAAGATGTACGCGCAATATATAATATTCCATATACTATATCTTCACTTGAAGTGTTCTTAAAATATCTTATGGATGTTATGATTCGTTTACCCCAATTTGCTAACGGTAAGGAGAAAGGTTCAGTAATTTCAGATCATTGGGAATTAATAAATGCGACAGCTACAAATCTCATGTTGCTTATATCTACTGATTTTCAAAATATGGATACAACTGTTAAGGATGGTAATTTTAGACATCCTTTCTTTGATGCATTAATAGCTTACGCTAAAACTACTCATTGGGCTTTTCAAAGCTGGATGGGCATAAATGTTATTGAGTGGCTTAAAAGTATGTACGCTAAAAAGAAAGAGATGTGGTTTAAACTTAAATATACGCCAAAACCTGATCAACATGATCTCCTTAAATATTATGATCCGGAAACTGGATTTGTCATAATACCACTGTCTATGAATTTATCTGGTGAAGGTATTACTAACGTCATTAATAATATTATGTCCGAGCACGTTCAACATATGTTCTTAATACATCTCGACTCAGTTAAAATTAATAATGAATATGCATTCAGGGCCAAATTAGGTGAAACTATAAGATTTATTTTAGGTGATGATGGTCAGTTCATAATTAGAGTTACAGAACCCTTAACACGTGAGGAAGTTGATGCATTATTGACAACCTGGGAAATCGTTTCTAAGCATATTGGATTAATATCAAATAAATCTAAACAGATTGTCTCTGCTATTCATGCTGAGTTTCTTAAGAAGGAATTCGTTTATGGCTATTACATTCCGAGAGTTCAACAATTATCATTATTAACTCGAGAAAAAGCTGATGATCCTTTGAGTATTGTGGAAAAGTATTCTTCACTCGGCCCCTACGTAAATGAG